TACATGGAACGAGGTGAAAAACGGATGATGAAATTCTTAGTGAAACAGCAAAAAATCGAAGCACTGGAGCGAGAGGTCATTGCTTCTGACCAGATTGCATTTGTTTCGGTTCGATTTGTATTTGATGGTGCTTGGAAAACGCTGCACAAGGTGGTGCAGTTCACCCAGTGCGAAGAAACATACAACGTGGTGCTTGGCACAGAAGGAACAACCTGTTTGCTGCCGTCTGAACTGCATCCCGGTGCAGTAAAGATGAGTTTATTTGGCTACGATGCAGAAAGCGATACTACACTGCGTGCAACAACGGTACCCGTCACACTTCACATTCGACCGTCCGGTTTTGTCGCAGATGGGGATACGCCAATTCCGCCAACTTCAGACCTGTATACGCAGCTTTTGAAAAAACTGGATGAAAAGGCTGCTGGGCTTCAAAATGGAAAAGACGGATTTTCCCCAAAAGTAAGGGCGGAGCAAATGGAGTCTGGTGTTGTAATTACCATTGTCGATGCCGATGGTGAAACTTCTGCAGCGCTTCATAATGGTGCAAACGGTACAGACGGTAAATCTGCATATCAAATTGCAGTAGAACAGGGTTATCAAGGCTCTGAATCAGATTGGCTCTCTTCCTTGAAAGGCGATAAAGGTGATAAAGGCAATACAGGAGCCAAAGGAAATCCCGGTCAAGATGGTGCAAATGGAAAATCAGCATATGCAATTGCGGTGGAGCATGGCTACGAAGACTCCGAGGAAAAATGGCTTTTATCCTTGAAAGGTGAAAAAGGTGATACTGGTAAGCGTGGTGAAAAGGGTGACACCGGATTGCAGGGCGAGCGGGGCGAAAAGGGTGAAACTGGTCAGCAGGGAGAACAAGGTCCAAAAGGCGAAAAAGGTGAAAAGGGAGATGCTGGCGTAGCCGGTAAAGACGGCTTTTCCCCGATTGCGAATGTTGTGAAGGATGGCAGTGTTATCACAATCACCATTACAGATAAAAATGGTACAACTACAGTGACATTAACAGAGGGTGCGGCAGTAGACCTCACCCCATACGCAAAGACGGTCTATGTGGACGAAAAGGTGCAGGAGCTGTCCGACAGTCTGACGTATACCTTGCAGGAGCATACGCTGTCCATCACGCATCTGGAAGATAAATCGCATACCCACGAAAATATAACTACCTTAAATGAAATCACAGATGTAAAATGGAAGGCACTCTGGTCGGCACAGCACATTCATACCAATATAATAAGTCTGAACAGTATCAGTCCCGCGGACATTACAAATATCCATGATACTTTCCCTGCACAGATCTATGCACTTCAGCAGTCTTTGGGAGATATTCAGACTGCATTGGCTGATATTGTGGAGGTGACGGAGTAATGGCAACAATTGCACAGTATATCGCAGCAATCAACCACCAGCGTGACCTGCTGGCAGGACATTTGGTTTCCCATGGTATCATTGCAACCGCAGATGAAAAGCTGAATTTGCTTGTTCAGAAAGTAGGACTGATACCCAGTGGATCATCGACCGAAAAAACGATTGTGTATGATGCAAATCACAAAGAAGGAATCTATCTGTCCTATAATGACGTGGTTTATGGTTTGTCAGATTTCGTAACTGAGCATTCCGCATTCTGTAGCGAAAAAAACAACTACGCACTGAACTATGGCACGGACGTTTTCGGGTGGGATTACAGTTGCTATAGTTGTTCTACAACACCATTAAAGATTACATCTGCTTCGCAAATTGCAATTCGTTTTCATGCGTATAGTACGGAAACTGGCATCATGCGATTAGTACAGTCAGATACTGGAACTGCGTCAGATATTTTAGAAAAAGCACAAACAGAGGGAAGTTATATTGACCTGCCTTTGCAGTGGCTGTACAGCACGGACTACATCACAACATTGACCCCATGCGAGGGCGTAACTGCAGACACTTATTATTTGGTGTGGGTAGGGCGGAGCAACAACAGCCACCCGCTGATTCAATCTATCACAATTTTGTAAGGGGGAAAATACAATGAATATTATTGAGGCAGTAGAGCAGCTGAAAGTCGGAAAAGCAATCCAACGAAGTAACTGGGGCAATGCAAAAATTCAAGCGGTACTGCTGGAAAATGGACAGTATCAGATTTTTGCATCCGGTGACCTAACGCCGGAAATGTTGGTACTGCTTTCCGGCGATTATGATGTGAAAGAAGAGAAAGAAACGAAAGATGCGAAAGAAACGGAGGAAGCTGTGTGATTCGAGAGATTATCACCATTGCAATTTCCGTGCTGTCCGCAACTGGCATTCTTGGCATTGGAACAAGGTCAATTTTAAACCGCATGCAAAAGCAGGATGCCAGACAAAAGGCTTTGGAATACGGTGTGCAAGCCCTGCTCCGTGATCGGATGTTGCACTGCTATAACAAGTATATTGATGCTGGATTCGCACCCATCTATGCAAAAGAAAACTATGAAAATATGTACCGGCAGTATCATGAACTTGGTGGCAACGGTGTCATGACGCACTTGCACGAGGAATTCATGGCACTGCCAACCGAGAAAGGAGAAACCGTATGAAAAGAGATTGGAAACAGTGGACGAAAGCTGCTGTTATTCGGGCAATCAAAACCATTGCTCAGACAGCAATAGCGACCGTTGGTGTGGCAGCAACCATGCAGGATGTTAATTGGCTTGTAGTTGGCAGTACCGCACTTCTGGCGGGCATTTTATCTGTTCTGACCAGCGTGGCTGGATTACCTGAAATCAAGGAGTAGTACTGCTGTTTGACAATTGAAAACGGTATTGCTATCGTACAAAAAGCAGCACTGAATTTGTGTACTCCGACAAATATCACACTTTCCAGAAAAAATCCTTGACTATAGGTTAAACCTATGGTATAATGATTACAGTGGATTGGGAAACCACCCACGAATACCGGGCAAGCGGATATGGAAAGGAGGTACATATGGAGGAAATGGGAATGACGGATTTGCAGTTTAAGTCCTTTATCATGCTTTTGATTAAGCAGTTGGAGGATGCGAAAACCGAGGCTGAAAAGCAAGCCATTATTGAACAGCTGAAACAGATGCTTCAGGGCTAAAAGAAAAAGCCGACTGAAAAACAGCCGGCAACGGAAACACAGAAAGAGCGGACTTGCCACCGCTTTTTCGTGCTACAACAATTATATCACGTTTTGCCCGAATTGGCAAGAAAAAATTTTAGGAGTGGTTTTTTGACACCCCAAGAAAAGTATGATAAGCAAAATACACGTTTCATTGGTTTGAAGCTGAATCGAAAAAGCGATAAGGATATTCTGGATGCCTTAGAGGGAAAAGCCTTGCAGACGGAAATCAAACGCTTGCTCCGAAAAGCTTTAGAATCCGAGAAAGAAGAAAAAGAATGAAAAATGCGGTATGTCGTTTTTGGCATATCGCATTTTTCTATAGTAATCGTTTTACTGATTTTCGGAATCTTCTCTACACAGTTCATCCAGTGTAACACCGAGGGCAGTTGCAATACGGTTCAAATTCCCGATTGTGATATTTTCAAATTTGATGTAGTCGTTTTCGTAGTCTGTAATTTTCTTATAGTGTACGCCGGAAAGAGCGGCTAACTCTTTTCGAGTAATGCCGTTCTGTTCTCGTATTCTCTTGATGTTATTCTGCATTCGGCTCACACTCCACGAGAGGATAATCGGTCGTATCACAAAGAATCAAGGTTGCAAAGCTGTCTGCATTTGTTTGAATTTCTTTGATCGGAGTAGCGACCGGAATTGGTTTCTTTTCCTTTTCTCTGAAACACAGCATCATTGCCAAGACATCAGATGCCATTTCCATTGCATCCACCAAAGAATCTCCGCACGTATAACAGTTTTCTACATCTGGAAAGTCAACCGAATAAGCGTTGTTTTTCTCTTTTGTGAAGATTGCAGGGTAAACGTATTTCGCCATTTTACCAGCTCCTTTTTGTTTTTGAATGGGGGTACAAATGCGGATTTGAAAAGTTGACAAGGAAAGCGAATGGTTCGCTTTCTTGCCATTTTGAAAACCCCGTAGGGTCGGGGCTTATTTCAGCCCCGCATCCTTCAGGATTTTGTTTGCGGTTCCGGTTGCGATTTCCTGTCCATCATGCCGCCCAACAGAAAATGCTGTTTCTGTTTTGGGGCTGTACCAGATTTCGTGGTTTCCGCCCTCTCGGATTTTGTAGCATCCGGCTTTGCGAAGTTTCTTTTTTAATTCGCCTGTCCGCATTTGCTTTCCCCCTTTCTTTAATTACATTATACCACGTTTTCGTGGAAAAGTCAAGCGAATTTTCGATTTTTTCAAAAGTATTTTTTTTTGTAGAAGGGAGTCGTTTTATATGACAGTAAAGAGTTTTTCAGCAACGGATAACACCCAACTGACTGAGCACTTCAACGCTCGTGAATTCCGTTGTAAATGCGGTAAAAGCCACGACTTTTTGATTTCGGATGAATTGGTGAGCAAGCTGGAACGGCTGTATACAGCATTAGACTGCGGCAAGATCATCGTCAACAGCGGCTACCGTTGTCCTGAGCATGATAAAGCGGTAGGCGGTACGAGTACTGGGCAGCATACCAAAGGGACGGCGGCGGACGTGGTGTGCTATGACAAGTCCGGCAACATAATTTCAGCAAAGGCGGTGTGCTGTAAGGCTCAGGATTTGGGTTTCAGCGGCATTGCCAACATCACCAGTGCTTATACGGCGGTGCATCTGGATGTGCGAACAGGGGCAAAATGGTATGGTGATGAAACCAAAGGCACAAACACGGTGACAAGCGATTTCTACCGCTATTTCGGCATTGCAAAAGCACAGCTGCAACCATCTGAAATTGTGGCAAAAGGGATTGATGTTTCCAAGCATCAGGGCGTAATCAACTGGGAAAAAGTCAAAGCATCCGGGCAGGTGGATTTTGCGATTTTACGGGCAGGTTTCGGGAAAGAATCCAGTCAGATTGATGTGCAGTTTGAACGGAACTACAGCGAATGTAAACGGCTTGGAATCCCTGTCGGGGCATACTGGTATAGCTACGCCAAAACTGCCACAGAAGCGGAGCAGGAGGCTGCTGTGTGCCTGTCTGCTCTGGCAGGAAAACAGTTCGAGTATCCTATTGCTTTTGACATCGAAGAACAGGCAAGCCTGCAAAATGCAGATGCACTTTGTCAGGCGTTTTGCAGTGCGTTGGAATCTGCCGGGTATTATGCGGCAATTTATACGTTCAAGTCGGCTCTGGAAAGCTGTATCGGGGACGATATAAAGAGCCGGTATGACGTGTTTCTGTCTCATGTGGATGTGAGCAGATCGTCCTATGCCGGGAATTATGGGCTGTGGCAGTACAGCTGGAAAGGCAGCGTTTCCGGTATTGTCGGCGAGGTGGATCTGGACTATGCGTATCAGGATTATCCGGCGATTATCAAGACTGCTGGGCTGAATGGATTTGCAAAAAGTGCAACAACCACTCCAGCGGCGGACACTGGGGAGGACACGGAAAAAGACACTAACGATGATGACACACTCAAACAGATCTTGCATCACGTTGCCAGTATTGACGAGAAATTGAAAAAGTAAATGCTATTGCTGTGATTCAAAGATTTAATATACTTGACTTTGCAGCAAAAACAGTGTATAATTAAATACAACGCTGTCGAAGCGCTGTATTCGTGCTTTGGCAGATAGCTATGATTATTAGAAGTCCCTGTCACCACGACAGGGATTCTTTTATGTTAATTACAAAATAAAAAAAGTGGTTTCATCACAATATTATGGACATTGTCCGGCAGGAAAGGAGCTTTTTGAAATGAATATTCAGAATCCTCCAAAGATAGGTGATACGCTATTTTTGATGCATAGAGAGGTGGTAGTAATACAAGTATATGTACTTTTTAGATTTGTTATAGTACGTTATTTGGATGAAGTGAAAGAATTTTGTGTGGATATTTGTGCCTTATCTCGAGAACCAGACTATACAAATTCAATTTCATTAAATTTATTAAGGAGGAAATGCTGTGAGTAGCATTAGGCGTTTTATTGATGATTATATGACTGGTAATGAATGGGAAAATTTATGCGTTCAGTGCTATCGTATTCGTTATCAAAAAGATAACTACACTGCAATTCCTGCTGCCAATGGGGGTGATGCTGGCATAGAAGGTTTTACATTCAAAGGAATTGTTCATCAATGTTACTGCCCAGAGCGAAATTATACCGATAATGAGCTATATACTCATCAACGAAACAAACTTACTGACGATATAGATAAATTAAAGAAAAATGCTGATAGACTTAGGAAACTTGGAGTCCCTCCTGTTGTTGAATGGCATTTTAACATTCCGGAATATAAGGATACTCGAATTCTTGCACATGCTGAACGCAAGCGTCAAGAAGTAATTAAAGCGAAAAAAGATAAACCTTCTGACTATATGCATATCTCAAATGATTTTCAAATTATCATTAAAACAGCAGATGATTTCACAGCGGAAATAAGTCGAGTTATTCGTACAAATTTATCTGATATGCGACTCAATTTAGCTGTTGAACATTCGAGTGAACCCGATTGGCCAGAATGTGAGTCTGAAAAAGTTGCAAACATACGCAGAAAGATTAAGGCAATTATGCTTGTTGATGACACTGACGAAGCCTTAAACAAGGTGGTTGGCATTTATGTTGACTACTATATAAGTGGATTAGAAATTATGAATGATTTACGGGTGAACTTTCCAGAGATATACGAAGAAATTTATCTGCTTGAACAAAGCTACAAGCGTGAAGTGTCAATTAAAACTCTCATGAACACAGATAAAACTATGAATCGTACTTTATTTGATGCAATTCTCAATGAGTTTCATTCTAAACTTGAACGAGATTTTTCTCCAAGACTTAATGAAGCATCTATTGGGGAATTGAAACAGGATTTAATAGCAAGTTGGCTTGCAGATTGTTCGATGGAATTTAGGGGGTAAATAAATGAGAGAAACTCCATTAAAATATACCGATATTGTTTTCAATGCAAAACCGGATGCGGTTCCGTACAATTATCGCATCAGTTATAAAGTTAGTCAACTTTGTTTAATTATGCGTATTTGCGGTCGCAGAGATATTTGTTCCCTCATAAAGCTTCACATGATTTCATTTGCTTTAATTTCTCAAGAAAATATGAAAAAACTTGTTGAATTCACGGACGGAATCGGTAATGCACCGATTGTTCGTTTTGACCCATCAATTAACCGAGCTCTAACATATGCAATAGGATATGGATTGATTGAACGACAGCGGAATGCAAAATATAAATTAACTGACCGGGGTAAAAAACTTGTGGAACAGATAAAGATTGTTGGAGATCTGATGGTAACCGAAATAGATGATTTAAACTTGCTAGCAAAAAAATTAACTGAAAGCAAGGTTGAAGAAATAGTTGATACATGGAGGATAAAAGATGCTGAGAATCAGTAGGCTGCGAGTTGAAATTAATACTATTAAGGGTACATATGGAATCGATGAATCTTTTAAAGATGGACTAAACTTTATAGCAAGTTTTGAAAACACATGTGGAAAAAGTTCAATTCTTGCTGCTATCTACTATTGTCTTGGTTTTGAACAAATTCTAGGCGGTGCTGGTAGAATTGGAAGCAAAGTTCTCACATCTGCTTTTAAAACTGCCATTGAAGATAATGGAGAGTCTTTAACAGTAACTGAGTCTGGTGCTTATCTTGAAATCAACAACGGCAATGAAACTCGAACAATTTACAGAAATATTAAGTCAGAAAGTAAGGATAATCACCTTGTGACTGTATATTACGGAAATTATAATTCAATAAGCAATAATAAGATATTATCTGAAGACTATTATGTCAATATTCAAAATTCGGCAACAAGCGAAAAAGGATTTCATACCTTTCTTGAAGAATTTCTTCATATGGAACTTCCTTTAGTTCGCACATCGGATGGCAATGAACGAAAACTATATCTTCAGATGATTTTTGCTTCTATGTTTATTGAGCAAAAACATGGTTGGTCAGACATTCTTTCCGGTATGCCAGTGTTTGGAATTCGTGAATCTAAAAAACGAATTGTAGAGTATATATTGGGATTGGATACGTTAAAAAACGAAAAAGAAAGAGATCGCCTTAATATAGTAAAAACTCAAATTGAATACAAATGGAATCAATTAATTTCTGACTTTAAAAAAGCTGTTCATTCAGAATTATGTGAAGTTTCAAATCTCCCTATTCATCCGCAAGTTTTATCAGATATAGATTATTCAAGAATAGTTGTTTCAGTTTTAGGATCCGCATCAATTAAAGAGGAAATACAATCTCTGAATGATGAGTATAATGGGTTGCGTCAATTGAAACCACTTGTATGCGATAATTTTGATGCACTTAACATTGAACTATCAGAAACAGAAACGCAAATACTTGCTTTTGAAAATCGACTGGATGAAATAAACAGAAGCTTAGCAAGTTGTAATGAAGCAATTAAACGACTAAATTCCGACTTGATCTTGGTAAAATCAGACATTCGAAATAACAACGATGCTGCACGACTTCAAAAATTCGGGTCTGAAACAGTAGGTGGGGATATTTCATCAAACATATGTCCTGTTTGCAAACAGCATATTCAAGACAATTTGCTTAACGCAGAAACTGTAAGCGGTTTTATGAGTATCGAAGATAATATAAGACATCTTAGGGAACAAAAAAAGATGTTGGAATTTACTTTGGGAAGTCGCAAAGAATTGCATAAAAAACTTAACAGGGAAAAAGATGATCTTGAAGTGCGACTTCAAACATTACGGCGATTAGCACATACGCTTCGTTCAGATTTGTTTACCACTACAGATACAGAAGCATCAGAAGCAATCATGCTTAAGCGGATAGAAATTAGTAATCGCATCGAACGGTTATCCAAATTAGAAAATACAATTATTTCTTTAACTGAACAGTTGAAGGGACTATCTGTAGAGTGGAATACGTACCTAGATCAAAAAAATAAGCTTCCAAAAAAGGATATCTCAGAGTCAGATATTGAAAAAATTACCCTTTTGAAAAAACGGTTTATTGAAAATCTAAAACGATATCACTACAGCAGCTTATCAAGTTTTGAGGGAATTGAAATTTCTATTAATTCATCACTTCTGCCCACTATCGATGGATTTGATATGAAGTTTGATTCATCTGCTAGTGACGGTATTCGTGTGATTTGGGCATTCACAATGGCACTGTTACAGGTGTCTATTGAAAAAAATGGTAATCACCCAGGTGTTATCATTTTTGATGAACCGGCACAACAAAGTATTGTGCCAGAAGATATGAAAAGTTTTATTAAAACAGTCGTAGAAATCAAAAAGTCATTTCAAATCATTACTGCTATCACATTAAATAGCCAAGAACTTATTGATATTATTGATAATCTAGATACATCAAGTTACCATAAGATTCTAATTGAAGGAAAATCATTTAAAAAATTATAAATCAGAATTAGGGAAAAGCCTAAACCATAAACTACACAAATTACCAAAAAGCCGTTTGTGTACTGTCACAAACATCTCCAAACTGGCTTGACTATAGGTTTAACTTATGGTATACTGTATACAGTGGATTAGGGGAGAACCTAGCCACGAATACCGGGGCAAGACGAGAAAGGAGGAAGCATGAAAGAGGACATGACACGGCTTGAACTTTTGACGCTTTTGCTTTCCATCAAAGCACTTTTGGAGAGTGACAACAAAGAAAAAGCCCTTGAACTGATTGACGAGGTCATTAAAGAGGCAAAGAAATAAGGTCGATTGAAACCAACCGACCTTGAACCAAAACAACAAAGGGCGGACTTGCCACCGCCTTTTGCTGCTACAACTATTATATCACGCTTTGTCCTATTTGGCAAGAAGAAATCCCTGCATTCGGAGAAAAACTCCGGTGCAGGGATTTTTTTTTGCGTTCATTTGAATTTTCAAGAGGGGGTTCGATTTTTCGACCCTTTTTTCGACTGTATTTATGATGGTGAGCCTTTCTGGGCCACTACAAAATTTAGATACGGGAGGAAGATGAAATGACGCAGGGTCAAAAGGAGCAAATTGACACTTTGCGAGAGCAAGGAAACGGTTATAAAAGAATTGCTGGCATTCTTGGGGTGTCTGTAAATACAATCGCCTCTTATTGCAGGCGAAAAACAGCAGTGTGTCCTTGTTGTGGTGCTGCTTTGGTGATGACACCCAAGCATCGAAAAAAGAAGTTCTGTTCAGATGCGTGTCGCTTGAAATGGTGGTATGCCAATTCAGAAAAGCTGAATAAGAAAGCAAATTATGATTGTACCTGTCAATTTTGTGGAAAGGTGTTTGTAAGTTATGGCAACAAAAACAGAAAGTACTGCTCACGCAGCTGCTACGGCAAATCAAGAAGAAGTCTGGGACAAGATCATGCAGTACAAAGCAGCGGTGCAAATTTTGAAAACGCTTCTTGCTGAACGAAAAATAACAGAAGAAGATTATCGGCGTGTGCATGGCATCTTAGCCAAGGAATGCGGCATAAACTCGTGCAGTATATTCCTTGACTCTCGTCCGATCATACGGTAATATGTCATCGGAAAGGGGGAGGTTATCACGGCACGAGTGATACAAAAAGTTGTATTTCCGCAGAAAAAGCAGTTTCCATTGAAACGGACAGCAGCCTATGCCAGAGTATCCAGCGGAAAGGATGCCATGCTCCATTCTCTATCATCGCAGGTCAGTTACTACAATCAGCTGATTCAGAGCAATCCGGAATGGCTGTTCTGCGGTGTTTATGCAGACGAGGCGTTGACCGGAACAAAAGGAAACCGGGCAGAGTTTCAAAAGTTGCTGAACCGATGCAGACAGGGAGAAATTGACTTGATTCTGACAAAGTCCATTTCCCGTTTTGCACGAAACACGGTTACCCTGCTGGAAACGGTACGGGAACTGAAATCGCTGGGCGTTGATGTCTATTTCGAGGAACAGCGGATTCATTCCATGAGTTCAGACGGCGAACTGATGCTTTCCATTCTGGCGTCTTATGCACAGGAGGAAAGTTATTCAGCCAGCGAAAATCGAAAATGGCAAATCCGAAAGGATTTCTCAATTGGAAAAATAGGTAGTATTACGATTTTGGGCTATCGCAGAAATGCAGAAGGAGTCTTGGAAATCGAACCGAATGAGGCAGAACTTGTTCGCATGATCTTTTCAGATTATATTTCCGGTATGGGTCAGCAGAGAATCGCAAATAAGATCAACGAGATGGGAATACCAACTCGGCAAGGGAATCTATGGACAAACCCAAGAATCCGTGAAATTCTGACAAATGAAAAATATATCGGAAATCTCATGCTCCAAAAGTACTATCGTAATAACCATATCGAAAAGAAAAAAACGAGAAATCAGGGAGAGCTTCCAAAATATTATGTAGAGGAAGCCCACGAGCCAATTATTGACCTTGAAACGTTTGCCAAAGCACAGGCTATATTGGCTCAGCGACATGAGCAATACACCCATGATGGTGCTACAAACCGTTATCCGCTTAGTGGTCTTATTACCTGTGGATTATGCGGAAAGAACTATCAACGAAAACAACTCCCACAAGGAATCATCTGGATGTGTGCCACTTTTTTGAGGCGAGGAAAAAAGTACTGCCCCGGTTCAAAGCAAATTCCGGAATCAATTCTATATACTCTAATCTGTGATGTACTTAAATTAAATGAATTTGATAAGACTGTATTTTGGGATAATATTCACCATATTGTGATTCCGAAACCGTTTGAGGTGCAGCTTTTCTTCCACGATGGAACATCAGAAATACGCCACTGGGAATATCCCTCAAGATCAGAAAGCTGGACAGAGGAGATGAAACAGGCAGCACGAGAAAGGAA